GATCAGGCCCATTAAGGGCGGTGGAAGTGCAATGGATACGCAGGTCAACTCAGATGGAGTTTTCCACGGATCTTATCAAGCATGGAAGCAGGCAAGGCTGGCAGGAAAAATTCGATAATCTTTTATTTAGGAAACAATCATGGCTAATAATCTGCTGACTATCAGCAAAATCACGAATGAAGCACTGATGGTGCTTGAAAACGAATTGACCTTTACGGGTGAAGTCGATCGCAATTACGACGACCAATTCGCTGTTGTGGGCGGGAAAATTGGTTCGACCGTGAACGTTCGCCGTCCTGGTCGCTTTATCGGCACCACTGGCCCGGCTCTTAACGTTGAAGATTTCAACGAGACGAGCGTGCCGGTTACCTTGTCGACTCAGTTCCACGTTGACACCAGCTTTACGACTCAGGATCTGGCGCTGTCGCTCGATATGTTTTCGGATCGAGTGCTTCGTCCGGCCGTGGCCGCTATAGCAAATAAGGTGGACCGCGATGGTTTGGTTACCGCTGCTGCCAACACCGCGAACATCGTCGGCACTGCAGGCACGCCGCCGACCAGCTTGCTGACCTACCTCACCGCTGGTGCCTATTTGGACAGTGAAGGTGCGCCGCGTGATGGCCGTCGTTCGTGCATCGTGGAACCGTTCACCAGCGCGACGATCGTTGACAGCCTGAAAGGTCTGTTTGTGCCGAACCAGAAGATTTCCCAGCAGTATGAAAAGGGAATGATGGGTACGGATTCGGCTGGCATGAAGTGGAAGATGGACCAAAACGTTGTTTCGCAAACGTTCGGTTCGTTCGCTGGCACCGCAGTCTGCGCGACCACGACCGCCACTGGTTTCTTGACGACCGGCTGGGCTTCGACCTCGACGATCACGCTGACTTCGACTGGTGCTGTTTCGCTGAATGCTGGCGACACTTTCCAGATCGCTGGCGTGTATGCAGTCAACCCGCAGAACCGCCAAGCGTATGGCACGAACAAGCTGCGTAACTTTGTTGTGAAAACTGCTGCTTCTGGCAGCGGCACTTCGTTTAGCGTGACTGTTTCGCCTGCGGTGATTACTGCTGGTCAATTCCAAAACGTCAGCATTCCAAGCACGAGCGCAACCGCGGCTATTACATTCTTTAACAGCTCTGGCACCGTGTCACCGCAGAACATTGTTATGCATCGCAATGCGTTTACCGTTGCGATGGCTGACCTTGAGCTGCCGGAAGGGGTCCACTTCGCTGGTCGTGCGAGCGACAAAGAGCTGGGGATGTCCATTCGTGTCGTTAGGCAGTACACAATAAATAACGATTCAATCCCGACTCGTTTGGATGTGCTGTACGGCTGGGCGCCGCTGTATCCCGAGCTTGCTTGCCGCGTTGCTGCGTAATAACCAAGGGCGCAGTCAATGCGCCCCGTCTAAACTTATTTAAAGGAATTCATCATGGCAAATCCAGGACCGGCCTCGGCCACCACGATTCATCCGCAACCCCTCGGCAGCAATCAAGCGATCCGTCTGTTGGCCTCGGCCACCGGCGTTTCACTCGCTGCCACTGGCGATGCGGTTACTTTTAACGTGATAAACAGCACGACGTATAACGTAACGAACGTTGTCATCACCAATGCAAGCGCAGACGTTTCCGGTGGTGCTCTTGCCATCTGGACGGGTCCGGCTGGCACCGGCACAGAAATCGTGACCAATGCTTCGCTGACCAGCAACACCAGCTCGGCATACGTTACGAAATCCACTGTTGTTGCTGCAACTGGCACTAAAAATCTGGCAACGCAGCAGTTTGTTGTCAAAGTCGGCACTGCTGTTACTGGCACCGTTGACATTTACATTTACGGTACTGATTTCAGCACGTTCTAAGCTGTATCGGGAATCGTTCGCAAGGACGGTTCCCATTTTTCGAGGGTAAAACATGGCCTACGATTCCGCATTTTCTCCGTTTGGGCCGACTCATCTTGTCGGTACCAGCTCTGTTCAAATAAAAGCAACCAACAACGACAATCCGACTTCCTATCGAATCCGTAATCTTAAAACAACGGACCAGTATTTTTCTTGGGCGCCGCCAGCACCAGGTGATGTTGCAGTAACTTGCGTGACACCAGCCGCACCAAGTGCCGGATCTCCGGTAACAAATACTCTTGGCATGGCCGGCAGCACAACAATTGTGATTTCTGGCATTCCTGCAAACGCATGGTTTTTGAGCAACATTGCCGCAGGTTTTGAAGTCACCGCCGGCGAAGGCAAACTGTAAAGGCCGACCATGACGCAGCCGATCGACATTGTAAGCCGGGCGCTTAAAGATATTGGCGCACTGGAAGCGGGCGAAACGCCGACCTCGGATGCTGCACAAGATGCGTTTGACATGCTCAATGACTTGATCGACCAATGGTCGAACGAGCAAATGATGGTCTTTTACAAAACCGAAATTGTCTGGGCGGTTACGCAGAATGTGACGCAATACACGATCGGACCAGGTGGTTCGATTGGCGCCAGCTTTACCGGCTCGATCAGCGGCACCACGTTGACGATTCCGGCCAGCGGTCTGCTGTCAGGCTACATCACGCTCGGCCAGACGATCACCGGCACCGGCGTGACTGCTGGAACGACGATTACGGGTTTTGGAACTGGCGCCGGCGGCAGCGTTAATTACGCAGGCACCTACACTGTCAGCGCCTCGCAGACGGTCGCCAGCACAACGATCTCGGCCTATTATCAGCGGCCGTTGTCAATCAACTCAGCATTCGTACGCGTCTCAACGACCAGCAACGGTGTGCCGATTTACGGTGGCGGTCTGGATTATCCGGTCAGTATATTAAATCTCGAACAATACAACCTGATCGGATTGAAAAGCCTAAACGGACCGTGGCCGAAAGCGGTTTATTACCAGCCGAGCGAGCTGCTGGGCAATGTGACCGTCTGGCCGAATCCGTCACAGGGCGAGATGCACCTATTTGCTGACACTGTGTTTACGCGTTACGGCACGCTCTATGACTCAATAAGCCTGCCGCAAGGCTACACAATGGCCCTACGCTGGTGTCTGGCCGAGCGCCTGTGTCCTATGTATGGGAAAGCCTCGCAAACGCAGCTGGCAATGATTAATGCGTTTGCAGCGCAATCCAGGGCAACGGTCAAGCGCACCAACATGAAGCCGGCTCAGATTGCCAGTTACGATGATGTGATTGTTTCCGGTCGCCGCAAAGATGCGGGCTGGATTCTTCACGGTGGATTTATTTAAGGATAATCATGGCTAATATCGCTATATCTGCTCTCCCCGTTGCCACTTCGCAAGCTGGCGGTGATGTGCTGCCGATCGTTCAGGCAACAACTAGCACAACCAAACAATTGTCGGTCACCAATCTGTTCACCAGCCCGACGTTTGTCACCCCGGCGTTGGGAACCGTTGCCAGCGGCGTGATTAGCGCCTGCACCAGCACCTCAATGGTCATGGTGACGCCGGTATTGGGCACGCCAACCAGCGGCAATCTGTCAAATTGCACCAGCACCTCAATGGTGTTGACCACGCCGGTGATCGGTGCGGCAACCGGCACTAGCCTTAGCACCACAGGCAATATTGTCGTTAGCAGCACCGGGAAAGTGGGCTATGCAACCGGTTCTGGCGGCACCGTTACCCAAGCCACTAGCAAATCTACTGGCGTGACGTTGAGCAAATCAACCGGCCAGATTACGTTGAACGCGGCCGCGCTTAACCTAGACACCACGGTTAGTTTCACTTTGACCAACACGGTAATTGAAGCGGGTGATATTTTAATATTGAATCACATCAGCGGCGGCACTGCGGGTTCTTACCTGCTCAACGCTCAGTCTGCTGCGGGTTCGGCCAGTATCAACGTGCGGAACATTACCGCCGGTTCGTTAAGTGAAGCCATTGTAATTGCGTTTGCAGTCATCAAAGCCGTTACTGCCTAACATGCCAGATTTCGGATTTGTTGGCATATCCTATGAGGCGCCTAGCATCTATCAGGATGCTCAGGAGTGCATTAATTTTTACGCTGAAATAGATCCGACGAAACAACCCGGTCAGCGCGGGATTGTGGCGCTGTATCCGACGCCAGGATTGTTGCTGAAAACGCAGCTTGCAGTTGCAGAGGTTCGCGGCTTGCATACTATGTCAGGTGGAGAAATCCTGATTGCTGTGTCTGGCTCAAATGTGTATTCGGTCAACATCAACATGGTGGCAACCTTAATTGGTGCTCTGTTAAGCAGTACAGGCCCGGTGTCCATCAGCGACAACATCACGACAAATAACGGTCTAACAGCCTATATCGTTGATGGCGATAACCGCTACACATGGGTTGCCAGCACAAACACTTTTGCAACGTTGTCAGCCAGTGATGGACCGTGGCAAGGTGCAAGCGTTACAGATCAAGTCGACAATTATTTCTTGTACAACGAACCAGGCACGCAAAATTGGGCTTGTAGTGATCTTGGACTTGCCACATCATCTTTAGCACTTTACGGCTCGGCTGATGGCTACAGCGACCTTCTGGTAAGCATGATCGTTAGTAACAGACAGGTTTATCTGTTGGGCGAGACAACCACTGAGGTTTGGACAGATGTTGGCAATGTAATCACAGGGATTACCACTTTTCCATTTCAAAGAGTTCCCGGCACATCAACCCAAAGTGGAATTGGCGCACCGTTTTCATTGGCTAGATTTGGTGAAAGTTTTGTTTGCGTTGCAAGAGACAATCGAGGCGATGGCACGATTGAAATGATGCAGGGCTACACATGGGTCCGAATTTCTACCCATGCGGTTGAGCAAACTTTGATTGACCAATATACCGGCGATGCAATTGCTTACAGCTATCAGATTGAAGGCCATGAAATGTACGTTGTGACATTTCCAACCATTAACCTGACTTGGGTATATGATTTATCCACTAAAAGCTGGCACAAGTGGCTGTCATTTGCTGACGGCGTTTATAACCGGCATCGGTCGAATTGTGGTGCATTTTTTAACAATATGTACATTGTTGGAGATTACGAAAACGGCAAGCTGTACAGCATTGAAAACGATGTTTATACTGAAGATGGGGCAACAATCCGCAGGCTACGCCGAGCGCCGCATCTTGTGGCCGACTTCCAAAGGGAATACTTTGACGAGTTGCAGATCCAGTTTCAGCCCGGTGTGGGCTTAAATGGCTATCCTGGCTATGATGGTGAAGATTTAGCCACTGAATCCGGTAACATCATCGTGGCTGAATTTGTGCAAGGTTATCTGACTACGCAAGCCGGCGACCAGTTAGTCACTGAGGCCAACGACGGCAACGAACCGCTGGTCACTCAAGTGCAGCCTGCCGTGGATTACAACGGCTATGCCTTAGAAACGGAAGCCTATGAAGCCACACCTGGCTACGATCCGCAGGCAATGCTGCGCTGGTCCAACGACGGCGGCAGCACCTGGTCAAACGAGCACTGGACCAGCATCGGTAGGATCGGCCGATATACCAATCGAGCCATTTGGCGCCGGCTGGGTTTTGCTCGGGATAGAATCTTTGAGGTTGCTATCAGTGCACCTGTCAAAGCGGTGATCATTTCTGCAAATTTGAAATCATCTGTTGGTGAGAATTAATGGCAACGGCGCCTAATTCCAACATCAATATCCCTTATTCGGAATTCCTGAACGCAACTACAGGAAGGCCGAATCAAGAATGGTTGATGTGGTTGATGAATCCGCAATTCATCACCGTAACTCTTGGATCTGCGCTGCCGGTCACCTCTGGCGGCACCGGACTGACCACAATACCGACCAACGGCCAGCTGCTGATCGGTAACGGCACCGGCTACACGCTCAACCCATTGACGCCAGGCGTCGGTATCAGCGTCACCAACGGCGTGGGCGCCATTACGGTTGCCAACACGGGCGTTTTGTCATGGTCAGGGGGTAGCACTGGCTTGA